TCATTTATTTGAGAAGGGCATGATGGTACATTATTGCTGGTACGAGAATCAAGAACTCAAGCAGCAACAAACCATCAAGTTAGAAGAGATTGCCCAAGTACTTCCACAAATTGCCGGAGCGATACAGGATGGCAGTATGGATGAGGAATTAAGTGAGGCACTTAAAACGCAGTTTGATATTAGCAAGTCCAAGGCACGGGCAATGTTAAAGGAAATGCGTAAGGATGGAGAAACCACAGTACCTGTTACTCGCCAAGTTGTAAGTAGACCCAAGATCAAAGCCCTTGCACCAGATGAGGATGTATTTTGGCCTAGCTATTGTATCGATCCACAGGAAGCACCATATATGTTTCATGTTGTGTCAATGACACCCGAGCAATTAAAGGCTAAAATTAGTACCGAAAATTGGTCAGAAGAGTTTGTGGATGCTGCCATTGATGTGGCAGGGCAGGGGGAAAACTCAGACGATACACTTTACCAAATCCGAGATGATGATGAATTTACAAGAACGGATGATAATAGCTTGGTTAGAATTGTGTACTGTTATCAAAGATTATTGGATGAGGATAATGTACCCGGTATTTACTGTACCATTTACTCAAGTCACATACCTGATCTTTATGCCAAGCATCAATTACTTGATTACTCGCATGGGAAATATCCATTCGTAGTTACTACCCTTGAGAAAACAAGCAAGAAACTTTACTCGTCTCGGTCATACCCGGAGCTTATCGAAAGCCTTCAGCAAGTACTCAAGGCAGAAACAGATGCAGCGGTTGATGCACAATCGTTAACAACTTTGCCGCCCCTAGAACACCCAATGGGGAGAGCCCCCACGAAGTGGGGGCCAGGAGTACGTGTACCATATCGCACGCCAGGAGAGTATAGATTTGCAGACACACCTCGTGGATCAGCAGTAAACATTGAGTTGCGTAGATATATTGCAGAACAAGCAAATCGATACTTTGGAAGAAACGCACCGGGTGTAGATCCTGTGGAAGCACAGATGAAACAACAGGAGGTAATCGATAAAGTATTTCACCACCTCAAACATGTGCTTGATCAAGTGTACTCGCTTTACCAGCAGTATGGCCCTGACGAAGAATACTTCCGTGTTACAGGAATGCAAGACATGCAGAAGTATGCCAAGGGAAACCCTGGTGAGAGGTTTGATTTTTACATGCAGTTTGATGCAGCCACACAAGATCCAGAGCAAATGCTTGATCGTGTAAAAGCAATTGCCGAGCTTGGCGCACAACTCGACAAGAATGGAACGCTTGATACTGAGCGTTTATTACAAATTGCAGTCGGACAGATTTTACCAGGTGCTGCGGAAAGTATCATGCTTCCTAAAGAAACCGCATCGCAGAAAGCAATGGATGAAGAAAGACAGACCATTGCAGAAATCTATGCTGGTGTACCACCCAATGTTAAACCAAATGATGCCCACGAGATGAAGTTGCAGATATTCCAGCAATGGTTAGCTCAACCCGATGTGGCACAAAAGGTACAACAAGATCCGGCATTACAGGAGCGTATTTCCAATTACCTACAACAAAGACAGATGCAGGTTCAGCAAAAAGAGAATGCGACAATTGGAAGGCTGGGAGCAGCACCCACACAATTTGGATCAACAGGAGCAGCACAAACAGGAGGGTAAAATTATGCCACCAATGGGGAAAGGAACTTACGGGACTAAGGTTGGAAGACCTAAGAAGAAGATGACTAAAAAGAAATGTGGTGGTCGTAAGAAAAAATGATTACCTACCGCAAAGAGAAATTTAGCGGTTACAATAAACCAAAGCGTACACCAGGTAAGTCCAAGAAGTTTGCCGTACTTGCCAAGCAAGGAGACGATGTAAAGCTTGTACGCTTTGGCGATCCAAAGATGTCCATCAAGAAAAGCCAGCCTGCACGAAAGAAGAGCTACTGTGCAAGGTCAGGTGGAATAAAAGGAAAGACAAATAAACTTAGTGCCAATTATTGGTCACGCAAAGCATGGGATTGTTAGATGTCATTATATAAAAACATACACGCAAAACGAAAACGTATCAAAGGTGGAAGCAAGGAGAAGATGAGAAAGCCCGGAACAAAAGGCGCACCTACTGCCAAGGCATTTAAGAAAGCAGCCAAGACTGCAAGGAAGCGTAAGTAATGTGTCCCATTTGCAACGAGAAGTGTATTGGATCGTCTTGTTGGTCATGTTCTTCATCGAGCGAGAAGTGATGATTGATACCCTATTTATGTTTATAGAAGTAATACTAACACTAACACAATGAGTCCCCGAAAAAGAAAAACCTACCACGATGTTGACCCTGATGAAGCTATCCAGGCATTATCTATGTTAAAGAATGACCCCCACTTTAAGCAGTATATATTAATGCGTGAAGCAATGAGGGAAGAAGTCATTAGACAATTGCAGACAAAAGCAATTATCGACTGCACAAATCGGCATTACATGATGACAGGTAAGCTTGAAGCAATCGATGAGGAGTTAGATACCTTTTACAAACTTTAGTTGGTATATAGTAGTTAGTATATAGCCCTTGCGACTTTTTGGGGATCAGGTCGTAAGGGCTTTTTTATTGCCCTTTTTGCTACATTAGGCTACATTTTGCTACACTAGGTAATTTATACCTTGATCTTATGGAAGCAATTCAAGAAGAGGTTGTCTCAGAATCCTCCGAAAATTCTGTTGATAGTTTAACGCAAGGTGAAGGAAACCTTACAATGGCAGAACTCGCATCAAGTTTGATGCAGAAACGCCAGACTGAGGAAACTGACACCACCGAAGAGGAATCTGAACCTGTTGCACAATCTACAGAGGAAGAGGAATCAGAGGATCAGTCTGCTGAAGAGCCGGAAGAATCAGATGAGGAATCAACTGAGTTGCCCGTACAACCTTCAGATGTTCTTTCAAAGTTTAAAGACCTGGATTTGGATACGTTATCCGAGGAGGAGTCTAAGGAATTAGCCAAGCATCTTAATGCTTCTGCGATCAAGCGGTTTGGAAAGCTTACCGCCCAGAAGAAAGCGTTGCTTGCCGAAAACCAAGAACTCCAGCAGCAAGTTGAGCAAGCACCCGTGCCTGCCGAACAACCTGCATTCCTAAAGGATAATGCCCTGCACAATGTCAACGATGTCAATGCACTCGCAAAGGAAGTAGATAACCTCAACACGCTCATGGAATGGGCAGATGAGGGGATGGAAAACGAAGTAGAGTATGATGACGCTGGCAATGAATATGTGGTAAAGGATGGAGACAAGACTTACACCAAAGCGGACTTGAGGAGAATTAAAGCGAATGCAAAAAAGATCCTTCGCAAAGATGCTCCCGCAAGAGAAGCCTGGATAAACGAACGTCAAGCATCCGACCAACAAGCAATCCAAACTTTCGATTTCCTTAGTGATGGCGAGAGTGAGGATTACAAAGTGTTCATGCAGGTAAAGCAAAGTGCGCTTTACAAACCATTAGTTGACCACCTACCCAATAGCAATTTTGCACTTGGACTTATGGTGGAAGGATTAAAGGCAGTAAAGGCAAAGCAAGCCAATGCAGGTCAACCCAAGAAATTGAAGAAACCAACTGCTCCTGTCGCAAGTGCAGAAGCAGGTGCAAGTAAACCAAGAACCGAGGGAAGTAAACAGAAGAAGGCTATACAGGCAGCTCATGCCAAGTTCGAGAAATCGGGTAACATAGCAGACTACCAAAATTACATAAAACTAAAGCGATCAATCGCATAAATTTAAAACAAAAATAGGAGGATATATAAAATGGCTAAGAGTACAACGTACAATACAAGCGGAAATCGTGAAGATCTCACGTCGATAATTTCAACACTAGAACCCGAATCTACCCCTTTCGTTTCATTGATGAAAAAGGGAAAAGCAACCGGGACATTCTTTGAAATGCAGGTTGACCGCCTCAACTCGCCCGATTTTTCTGGAATCGAAGAAGGAGAAGATGTTACCGCATTTAAGAATCAATCTGCTGACCGCGCTCGCATCGGCAATTATATACAAAAGTTCCGTGATACATTCATGGTATCAGACTTGCAAGAGATGGTGGATACTGCTGGTGTCGCATCTGAATTTGCAAACGCTGAGTCTAAAGCCGTACGCAACGTAAAACGCAGTATCGAATCTGCATTTTGTTCTTCACAAGATCGTCAAGCAGACGCTGGAGCAGGCGCACCTTACAAAACACGAGGCATGTTAAAGTGGCTTGGAGTGGGTGGACAACCTTCTGACGTTCCTACATTCGCACAGAATGTTGCTAATGACACCACAGGCACACAGACCGAAGCTACTTTCAATAGTGTTCTCCAAGAACTCTACGAAGCAAACGGAATGCCCGGTGGACAGTTGACCTTACTTGCAGGCCCAAGTCTCAAGAAGGAGATTAGTAACTTCTCGCGTCAGCAAGCAGCTACCAACGGAACTTACGTTGTAAACCAGGACGCAGAATCCAAGAAGATCACACTTTCAGTGAACATCTACGAAGGTGATTTCGGAAATGTGGCTATTGTTCCTTCTTTGTTCATTAACAGAACAAGCGGAAGTGACGCAGTTGACGCAGATGCAGGTCTCTTAATTGATCCTGAGTATGTATCCATGATGTCCTTGAAAGCTGAGTCTGTAACTGAGCTTGAGAATCAAGGTGGTGGAAGACGCGGTTTTGTCGATGTCGTTGCTGGCCTCGCGTGCCTCTCGCCTATTGCTCACGGTTACTTTAATTAATAACACTTAAAACAAGGAGATTTAAGATATGTCAGAATTATCAAATAATGAAGCAGGTAGAGGTTTTACACATGTATACACCGCTACTTATGAAGATCTACAAACAATCGGTAATGGTGGTCAATTGACCATCGCTACTATTCCTGCTGGTGGTGCAGTTGAACTTGCTGGTGTACACGAAAGTGTCGCATTTGCAGGTACAACCTCGCTCGTCATTGACGTAGGAACAACTAGTGGTGACCCAGATGAGTTTATCGATGCTCTTGATGTCGATGCCATGACTGCCCCTGTATTCAATACAGGAGATGCATTCACAGGTGGTCAGTCACAACCCGTTGGTGGAACAAACACCGCAGCTTCAATTATCTTGGAAGTAACAGATGCAGCGATTGCATCAGCTACTGCCGGAGAAATTGTTATCGGATTACGTATCGTTGATTTAGGTCAATTTGCTTAATTGCAATTAGGATTTGGGGAGTAGTCTGCGTAGCGGGCTACTCCCTTTTCCACATCTTTTTATTATGGCAGAAATATTCATACCCAAGTGGCAACCATCTCAAGGAAATGGTTCGCAATTTATGAAGAACTTAGAGAAGCACCTTCGTTACGAAGTTGATCTTGAAAAGTACGAAGCAAAGAAGCGTGAGCTTGAGTGTGGAAAAGAGAATGGAGAAGGTGGACAAGTCGAGGGACTAGGTCAGTTAAAAGGTACAATACCTGCACGCGAATACTTTCGCTGGCATCAAGACAAGCAAGGATGTTGGGGCGATAAGCAATTCACCAATGAGTTCTTTCGTGACAACCCACATCTTAAAGCAAAATCATTTACCAAGAAGACCTTCGTATCTGGAGGCTTTAACGAACCAAGCTTCGCATGAGGAAAATAGCAGTAAGCACCATGTTGACCAACCTAGTAAGTATGGTTGGCGTGGATTCTTTTCTTACTGCTGAAACAACTGCTGCCGTACGCAGCTTTAATCGATTTGGCAAGTTAGCCTGGGATCGTACTGCATGGCCATTCAACTCGGTCATCTCACAAGTTATCCCAGACCTTCGAGTACGAAGCGTACAAGTAAGTAATGGAGGATCAAGTTATACATCTGCGCCGTCAGTAGTTTTTGCAAGTGGAGGAGGAAACTCAGCAGCAGCGACTGCGACCATTAATGCAGACGGAGAAGTTAATGGAGTTGCAGTGACCAATAATGGCACGGCTTTCACAGGCACACCCACAGTAAGCTTTACAGGTGGTGCAGGAAGTGGCGCAAATGCAACTGCAAGCATGTTGTCCTACATCGATTTTGGAACAACGATAAGTGAGATATTTCGGGTAACTGAGAATGATCCTTATGGAAGTGGAAGCACACACAATTTAGCATTTAGAAATATATCAGACGCAAGTGGTAGTACAGATTACGGAGAAGCAATTCTACCAGACCGAGCAAGTAATGCACCTGTATGGGTACACTACCGGGCAGGCTTTCCAGACTACGCAAGCGACTCAACAGTATTCCCATACATCTTTAGCGAGTACGCAGTAACAGGAGCGTACGGAATGTGGCTTGAGGCAGATGGGCAGACAGAAAAAGCGCAGGTTATCTACCAACAAGCAGAAGCAATTTTATCACAGGAGTTAGACAAACTCGAACGACAAGAAGGACAGACTCAACCAGTTGAATTTATTACTTACGGAACAACTGCCGTTAGCTCGGCATAAAAGGAACAAACATTATGGCATCAGAATACAGAGGTTTAGGATTAAATGGAGGCGAGTACATTAATGATACTGCTGCGCACGCAGGTAAATTCTTTGCGATAGTTGCTATGGAAGACACAGTCATTGCGAGTATTACAAGCAATGTCACCAACTTGTCTGACATTTGCACCGGGCAAGATGCAACTACACTAGCTGCAAATACTGCGATTTATGGAAACATAAGTTCCATAACACTTACAAGTGGTGCAATAATAGCATACAATATTTAAATGTGTGCTTTAGGTTTAGACTTAAATGTTGGCGCACCTCGCCCATTTACAAGTGGTGGAACTCCATCTGTGCCAAACCTTGTACTGCTTACACAGGCAGGTGCATTTATGAAGACCGAGGATGGATTTTTTTTAGAATTTGAATTTTAACCCAATTAGAAAATGAATAAAAAGATAACCGCATTACCTGCTTTAGGGGCAACACCTGCAACAGATGATGTTTTACCCATCGTGGATGTTAGCGGAACTGCAACAACAAAAAAAGTAACAGTTGCCAACCTGGTAGCTGCTGCTCCACAAGGGGACTTACTCGCATCAAATAATTTATCCGACTTAGCGAATGCCGGAACAAGTCGGACGAATTTAGGACTCGGTACTGCGGCAACTTCAGCAAGCACAGACTTTAGTTCCGCATTTTTTAACATAGTCACAAAAACTGCTGATTACACTTTAACTAATGCTGAGAATGGAAAAGTAATTTTCTGTAACTCAAGTAGTAGAATCGACATTACAGTGCCATCAGGGCTAACAAGTGGATTTAATTGCCGAGTTGTTCAAGGCGGTGCTGGTCGAGTAAGATTTGTGGCAAGTAGTACCACCATCAACGGATACACAAGCGGATCGGATGTACCTAATGCAGTGATTGGTCAATATGGCGTTGCAGATTTAGTGCCTACAGGCACAAATATTTATAACCTACATGGCGATATAAATTATTTATCATTATATAGTAATAGTCTATCAGGATCATTTGATGGCACGGATGACTATTTAACCACGAATCAATCCTCGTTAGCACCATCAGGTGATTGTACAATTTCCTTATGGTTTAACAGTGCTTCACTGCCTGGCAGTGGGGCGTTTGATTATATGTTTAGTTTAACGGATATTCGTTCGACTGGTCAAGATCGAGCTATAGGAATAAAGGGGACAGGAAGTGATGCACAAATAGTTGCTAACACATACGGAAGTGGTTTTAGTTCTCCATTCACAAATACTTCAATTTCTGCAAGCACATGGTATCATGTGGCTGTTGTTTTTACATCAGGATCAGCACAGGTATATTTTAATGGAGCAGATAAAGGTTCAACGAGCGTATCAACAAATACAGGTTCGTACACCCAAACAGTTATTGGAGGTATGCTATACTCATCTTCAAACCAATTTAATGGTAAGATTGATGAAGTTAGTGTTTTTCACTCCGCATTATCCTCAACCAATATAACGGCAATTTACAATAGCGGAGTACCAGCAGACATATCTTCATTAAGTCCAAAAGGATGGTGGAGAAATGGCGATGGCGATGGTGACACGGACTCAGGTGGAGGTTCACCAGCGAATACGGATATTATTGGCACAGTTGCAAACCAAGGGTCAATCAATACAGGGTCAGGGGAAGGTAATATGACAGGAACTAACGGCCCGACTTATAGTAACTCAGTACCCTCTTAATAAA